GGTACGTTCTTTACGTTCACCTGTTTGTTTGTCTTTCCAGCTTTCAGAAGTTGCAACACTGAGGTTACAAATAGAGCCACCATTCGGAAATGCTCGGCTTTCTGGTTCAGCTCCTAGGCGACCTACTAGAATGACTTTATTGACTGACATAATTATTTCTCATTTTAAAATTCCCGTTAATTACGATGTTATATTTCTTTACCAACTTCTACCAATATTGCAGATTTAGCCGCCTTAATATCATCGACAAAATCCAAGTCTTTAGTATCTTGTTGGTCTCCGCACGTATCGCAACGAACAAACCCGTTTTCAATTTCTTCCAGTGCTCTGTCGAGCAAGATTAGTGCAGTATTCAAATTACCATTCATATCAATCTCCAAAATATAACAAATCGTTCAACGGGATAAACCCGTTAACTCGCACGTTATATTTATTCAGCGGCCTCGATCTTCATTAGCATCACTGGGGCTTTTCTACTCACAAAGGCGTGAAACATTTTCTTGCTAAGTCCCGCTTCGACCGGTACGGTGTGTTTAAGCAGTGCAGCGGTAAAGTTATAAGCTGCATCAAATTCAATGCCGAATCTGTCATAAAACTTTTCCGGTAAATAGTCATCATCTTCACGCTGCTCATCTGTCACGCTAAGAATCTCGGCTGTCAGTTCTTCAAAATCAAAAATATCCATGTTCACTCCAAGCCAAATAAATCCAAAATTTCTAACTCATACTTCCAAATAGTTTTCATCTCAATTCCTACAGTTAACAAATTAAAGTAGCGGCCAGTCTTTATAAGTCTCTTTTTTCAACTGTAAACTAATCCTTGACAGTTGCCGTATACTCAATCGCCATCAGTGATTGAATTTGCTGGTCAATGTCGTTCACTGCAAGTTGTGTTTGTGCGAGCAGGTCTTCTTTCTGTTTTTTCAGTTCAGTCACTTGCATTGACACTAGGTCTATTTCTAGTTCTGGCAGCTCGATTTCAATCTCGACTTCTTTTATGTCTGCGAGTACTTGCCTGTATTCGTCTGTATCCCACTTGAAAGAGGTAGCAGAAAGATAAGGCTCAGCTCCGCGCCTAGTACGCTTAATTAGCTGTACATAAAGTGTTGCTTTAACTGTTTTTGGTATTTCAAATGACATTGGTTAATCCTTGTATGATGATAAAAGCTGCAACAGCGAGCAGGGCATCAATTAAGCCTTGTTTGCTGAATCGTTTAACGCTCACGTTCACGCCGCTTGCGGGGGTTCTGGTTGGTTGTTGCTTGCATGACGGTGTTGTGCGTGTTTGTTTAGCTGCACGACGTTATAACCACCCTTGCCGTTAGTACGTAGTTTGATTTTTCTTTCCGTGCAGATGCTTACAATGCTGTCATTTCTTTGTTTCATTGAATTATCCTCAGTACTTTTACATCACGACTATAAAGCTCAACGCCTTTTAACTTGCCGTAGGCTTCATTATTGTCCTGGTCATAGTGCATATTGATTTCGTCTTGCACCCATTTTTTAAGCTGCTCATCCGTGTGCTGTGGAAGCGCGTCGGTGTTTATGTCAATTACGAGTATGGCCATTGTTTTTCCTGTTTATCCAGTTAGTTACCCGCCCCAAGCTCCTAATTGAAATGCTGCAAGGGGCGGGCAGTTTAACAATCACTCAACCCGCTGAGTCTCACGGTTCGCAGTAGGTGCGGCTCACTCTCGTCCTAGCTGCTGTTTTTGTGGTTGTTGGAAACAGATTACAAATATGCTTGTAATATGTCAACCTCTTTTTACAAAATAATTTGTATATTTATTTGAATGGTTGCAAAGCAAGCATTTCTGTTTGTGTTTATTGGTGGATGCGTTATGATTTTGGTTGACATTGATACAGCGATTAGTCAATTGTGCGACTAATTGCTGCTAATGGAGAGGATCATGCGGATTATTGGCGGAAATTTCGGCTTAGGCGGGTTAGTGTTTGTACGTGATGAGGTGTTGATAGTTGATGCCGAGCAAGGTGTTTATTCATTTGAGCGGGAAGACATTCGCGCTGTTTCATCTAGGGTTTCAACAGAAAGAAAGTTTGGGTGCATAGGGTTTGTTATCGCCGCGATTATTTTTGGAGTTTTGTTTGGGTTTGTATTAGGTCTTCTTGGCGTGCTGATTGGGGTTATTTTGGCAGCCGCAGGCTCGTGGTATACCTCAACGAGTTATGAAGCAACGATTGGCGTGACAAATAATCGACAGGTGACCGTTTCGTGTACTAAGCGTGATATTAAAGATTTATCTGCTCTTACACTGTAATCGGTTAGTTAAATAGGTATTTAATAATAGCGGGAGACTGTTGTGATCCGATTTTTTATTTTATTGTTGTTTGTTTCGTTATCAGTAAGCGCAACGGATTATGACGCTAAAATTTGTGCAGCCTATACTGATAAGGTCGATAAGCTAGATTGTGAGACTCAGTTGAAACAAAAGAAGCAGGCACAGGAAAAAGCTGAGCGTAAAAAGGCTGACCAAGCACTTAAACTAAAGTTAGCCCGTGAACAAGAGGCCTGCCTTAGTTCTGCCCAGTGTCTAGTAGATAAGTATTTTGGTTTAGCTGAGGCGCGTTGCCCAATGTATATTGAGCGCATGGCTAAATATGGCGTAGAGTGGACGGACGGCTGGTTTGGTTTAAAGTTTAAATCAACGCCTTATGTGGTTACTGACAAGCCAATCGTTCGGTTTCATGGTGATAGCTTAAAAATGCAAAATGGCTTTGGTGCGTGGTCTAATATGGTCTATAGCTGTGATATTAATATAAACACAAATAAGATTGTCGATTTCAGTGTTGAGAAGGGGAGATTATGATCAGGGTTTTTATAGTTTTATTAGCTCTTTGGTCTAACCCTATTTTTTCTCAGCAGATGTATAAGTGTTTGCAGGATAATGGTTCAACGTCATTCCAAGCATTGCCATGCAGTAAAACAGATCATGGTGAGAAGATTCGTGTTGACGTGCAAAAGCCAGCTGATGGGCCTGTAGTAAATTATTATCCGATGGAGGTTAATAAGCAGGAATCTATCAAAACTGCAACAGATAAGGCGATTAAACAATATAACCGCAATAATAAGAAGTTGTGGGATCAGTATTACCAGAAGAAGTGCGCTCGCTATACGCAGTATTACGATGAAGCCAAAGAGGATTGGGAATATCAAATGCATGCCGGTTATTCAGAGGCACAAAAACATCGTATGCTAATAGCAATAAAGAGTGCTAAGCGTGATATGGAACGCGAGTGTTCTGAGAAGTATTAACTTAACGTAATCGCCCAGAAAATATAACAACACCGCATATATTGGCATGTTCAGTAACTTGGATGACTTGCTCAGGCCAGTCTCGGTTGATTGGTGATAGATATTGCTTGCCATCAACAATTTGTAATCGCTTAAAGGTCGCTGTATTTGAGTTTTCTAGCCGCACAATAATGTCGCTGTTGTGGCTTGCCTCTACCAGTGGGTCGACAAATATTAAGTCTCCGTCTCTATATTCTGGCTCCATTGATGAGCCTTGCACCCGCAAGATAAATGTTTTATCACTATGGTTAACGGGGCAAGGCAGCCATCTTTCAGCATCACCTGGCGAGAACAAGTCAATCGCCTCACACCAATCACCCGCCTGAACCCATGAGATAAGTGGTACTTCACCTTTTAATTCTGGGCCCGCAATAATGTTTGGCGTATCTGTGTGTGCAATATACTCATTATGCGACTCGTTAACTAAAAGCATTTCCCCTTCGCCATCAGATAGCCAATCAGAATTAACGCCACAAAGTTTAGCTATTTTACCTGTATGAGTTGAACCCTTTCCAGATTTACACAAGTATTGTATTGCTTGTGGTTTTACACCAACAGCCAATGCTAACTCCGTTTGACTCCATGGTTTTAACGCCATCGCTTTAACTAGTCTTTCTGAATATGTGCTCATATCACTTATTGTCACAAAATAATTTGTAAATATCACTACAAAAATGTTTGTTTACAAATACAAATACATTTGTAATAATTGCACCTATGAATGCATTACAAAAAGCAATATCAATCGCAGGTTCACAATCTGAACTGGCGCGAAAGTCTGGCGTTAAGCAACAGAATATATGGTACTGGCTAAATAAGTGTGGCGGCAAAGTCCCTGCTGAAATGGCACTGCCACTTTCACTAGCTGTTGATAATAAAGTTTCTATTTTCGATTTTAGGCCTGACATATTTGGTAAAGCCGCATGAGTTCTCTCGTCCGCAATTTTAGTTTTCAGCTTCGTTGCGGGTTTGGCGCGTTCGCCTTGGGTGTTCGCGCCTTTTTTTATTTTTATTTCCATGGTTCCCATTATCCGGTGTTTGCGGGTGCAAAACATCGGGTTATGGCCTGATTTTAATGGGGTATTAGCATGAGTAGCAATATGGGGCGGCGTACAAATACGTCTGATTGGCATAGTTCGCAGGTTGACGGCCAACTTGCAGTTGGTATGCATGCAACAAACCGATGTTCGTGGTGCGGGGAGACGAAAGCATCGCCAGCTCATAAGTTGGTGGCAGATCGCTGTTCGCGACGATTACAGCGTAAATATTTAGCAGAGCGGAGGAGAAACAATGAAGTATTTAACTGAGATTGATCCCACTACTTCGCCATTGACGAAGCGTGAAAATGAATTTTTAGGCTTGCTGGGTCAAGGGCTTTCTAGGGCAGAAATGTCAAAGTTGTTGAATCGCTCAATCAAGACAGTTGACACCCATTTAATGCATATTTTCCAGAAGTTAGATGCAGATAACGAAAAACAGGCGCTTATGATTGCTGTGCTAAAGGGCATTTTATCGCCTAAAAATTTGCTGGTGTGTGGGTTGATGGTGTCGGGCGTTTTTAATTTGATTTTACCTGGTCCAGCGTATGCGACAGATTGGGATGATGATGATCATCATACGCCCAGTGAGCGGGTATTTCGTGTTCGCGCTCGGTTTAAATCTCGACGCGGTAATGGTGGGCGACGCAATGAGCGTGATGGTTTGGAGTGGTTTTGGGATGAATGATGATAATGAGCGAGATTATAGCTGGGGTGAAATGTTCGTCGGTTTTTTATTTTTGACCGTGTATTGCTTGGTGCAGGTTGTATGGTTCGCGCCGATTTGGTTGTTTGGTTTGTTGGGCGGGGTTGTTCGTGGGGTTAGACGATGATTGTTAGAGGTGAGCGCTCAGGGAGTTATACGGTTGTTGCGAATGAAATTATTAATAATTCTGACATTGATTGGCGTGATTTAGGGTTGCTGGTGTTTTTGCTTTCTAAGCCAGATCACTGGGAGGTATCAACGACTAATTTAGCAAATGAGCGTAAGGCTGGGGTTGATGCGATTAGAACATCGTTAAAAGCGTTACGTGATGCGGGTTATGTGGTCATGCGCAAGAATAGTGATGGATCGGTTGATTATGTGATTTTTGATACGCCTCAAGTTAAAAGTGGCTGTAATGAGCCAAAACTGGAAAAACCCAAACAGGGAAAAAGCCTAACAGGGAAAAAGCCTAACAGGGAAAATCCCGCCTTAGTAATTACTGATATACAACAAGTAAATACTGAATACACAAATAACGCGCGCGAGCAAAGTTTGGTCCCTGATGATTTTGAGATTGATGATGAGGTGCTTGCCAGATTGTTTTCGTCTGGTGTTCGTCGAGAGGTGGCTGAGTTTTTTTTGGATGAGTTCGTTCAGAAAAATATTTCAACGGGGTATGTGTCGTGGTGTTGGGCTGCTGAGTTTGTGAGTTATTGCAAAAAGTTTGAATGGAGGTTTGAGAAATATGAGCAATCAAGGCGTGGTGAATCAGGAAAGCAGGGCGTACCTGGACAAGCTCAGGGTGGGTTCGTCGATAGGCTCGCGGATTATGCCGCTTCCTCAGGCTGATAGGCAGGAGGTGGTTAAGTTGGTGGCACGTTTGTCTGCAACGTATGGTCGATTGTTTACTAAGCAATTGGACTCTGAATCAGATTTTAAGGCGGCAATGATTGTGTGGGGTGAGGCATTGCATGGCTTGAGTGAAAATCAGTTGAATCGTGGTATTGCAGCTTTGCCTGATGATTATCCGCCCAATCCGAAAGCGTTTAGGGCGATGTGTCTGAAGAAGCCGTTGGCAGTCTCTCACCGGTTTTTTCCTCGTTTGTTACCTGCGCCTCGTGATGTAGAGCTTGCTCAGCGTAGTTTGAGCAATATTAGGGCGATGTTGGGAGGTGGTTGTCATGGCTAGTACGGCACGTTCGATGATTCAGGGTATGGCGGGTCGCGATGACAAAAAGGTCGGCAAGAAGTTAAAGACGCCGCAGGGTTTCCCTCGCTCAACGAAGTTGTTTGCTGATATGGCTCGGCATTTTAGCGGTACGTGGTTTGAGGATATCGAGTGCCAAGATGATTTGCATCGTCGGGCGGTAATTTGGGAGCGTAAATTGTCTGGCTTTGCCGTTCAGGTGGTTGAGGATGCAATGGCTGAGGTAATTGAGCGGGGTGATTTTAAGTCGCCGTCTTTGCCTACGATGTTGTATTTGTGTCAGCGGATCACGGATGAGAAGAATAGTCCTAATAATCGTGAGGCAGCTAAAGCGGCACGCGATAGGGCAATGGCTGAGATTAGACAGGGGGTGATTCGTGGGTAATGTTGTCAAGTTGTGTGTGCATTGTGATAGTCGTTTGACTGAAGCTGAACAGCATTGGTACGAGAATGAATGCGAGAGTTGTGCTGAGTCGATTTCTTATGAAGGGGATGATGTTGGTAAAAAGTATGATGACGGTAAGCCGCGTTATTCGTTAGTGCCTCCTGATTCCATGAGTCAGTTTGTTGATGTGCTTACGTTTGGTGCTAAGAAGTATGGTGACCACAATTGGAAGAAGATTCCTGATTTGCAGGATAGGTATTATGATGCGCTTCAACGTCATGTAGCTTCATTCCGTGCTGGTGATAGGCTGGATGATGAGTCTGGTTTGCACCATTTGGCACATGCGATGTGTTGTATTTCGTTCATGATGCAGGATGATGTCGATGGTGATCACTCATGATGGGCGCGCCTGCAGACAGAAAGTTTGCGAATGATTGTTTGCGGTTATGGGGTAGAGGTCAGCATGTTGCAGGCCCAAAGGGTTTGCCTAATCATTCAGCCTTTGTGTTGCGTGCGCGGGGCGTGCCGATTGAGTGGGGTAATGATTTAGAAGATGTGGTGGCTGCAGTAGTGATGCATCATTGTGATGCTGTTGAGCGTGATATTGTGAGGTATTATTTTCATTTGAGGCCAGATCCTCGCCGCAACGGTGAGTTGACGCAGTGCAAAATGGTACTTACTTTGGCACTATTGAAAAAAAATAATATCAAGACAAATGGCCCCGCCGTCGATAAGGTGTTAAGTTGTGTTGAGGGCAAGGTGGCTATGGCTTTGTCCTATCCACCTGCTGTGTGGTTGGAGATGGAAAAGCAGAGAGCTGAGATGCTAAATGAAAAAAAAGTTTGCAATTTTTAAAAAATAAATATACTGTATGCCTCAACGTGCCGATTGGTGACTAAAGATTTTATATTAACCCTGATGACTAACAAGTCGTCGGGGTTTTTTTATGGCTGAAAGGAAGCTTAGCGTGGATGATAATTCTGTTGCACATACAGCTGATGCCGTGATGTCGATACTTCAAAAAGCTTTTTTGTTTGTAAGCGCTGGCAATATTAGTTTGAGTGTGCTGGCTTTCTTTGAGTTTATTCCTGTTGTTGCTCCAGCTGTGTCAATGTTGTTTGTTATCTGGATTGGCGTTCTTACGGCAAGAGGTAAGATGAAAGATAATAAATTGAAAGATATTCAAATCGAAAAAGAGCAGCAAGAAAGACAGGTTGATGAGGCCAATGGCTAAGAAGCCGTCAAGATGGTGTGGCAAGTGTAGTTGCGTTCATGCTGGGGATTGCCCAGAAAAACCTAAGTGGGAAAAGAAAGCTAAATCTAAACATAAACATAAATCTGGTCGAGGTGGTAGACCGTGGAGAAGGAAGCGACAAAGAGTTTTTGAGCGCGACAACTATCTTTGTCAAGAGCATTTTAGACAAGGTCGGTTAGTTTCTGTCGCACTGCATGGCGATAATGCAGGCATATGTGATCACGTCATACCACTTGAAGAAGGTGGTTCCGACTATGAAACTAATCTTCAAACGCTTTGCAAACAATGTAGTGATGAGAAAACACAACTCGAATCACAACGGGGTAGGGGGGGGTAAATTCCTTAAATCTAAATGATTCGGACACCGACGCCCCAGTAAGATTTTTACGTGATAAGAAATGAAAAGAGTTTCACCACTTGAGGGTGAGGATTAATTATGGCAGGTAGATACAAAGAAAGTAATGTCCAGGCATTGCCGAATGCGTTTGATGATAAAGCGCATCATGAACGCCACTTTGCTATTGCCACTGAAAATCTGCCTGATGATCTTGGTAAGCTTGAACAAAAAGTATGGTTACGTCTGGTTCCAGAGTTAAGCAAGCAAGGCCGATTTAAAAAACATTTTGCTGACTTTATTTGTCAATATTGCATCGTCAAAGTTCGCATGGACGGCTGGCGAGTTTATCTTGATGAAAATGATTGGTCCTATGTGACGAGTGGCAGACATGGCCAGCAACACAAAAGCAGGCCAGAAGTTGCGCAACTTAATGACGACTGGCGCAAGTGGAACTCGCTTGTTGCCCAGCTGGGATTATCGCCTGCAACCGAATTACGATTTAACGACAAGCAAGGCTCACTATTTCCTGATGATGATGACTTCGGCGATGTATGACCAACCACCTAAACGACATTCAAAGCTACATTACAGCGGTAATGTCGGGCGAGCGGCCTGCATGTAAGTGGGAAAAGCTTGCTGTTGAGCGACATTTAAAAGATTTAGAGCGCTCAAAAAAACGATTCAAGTACGAATTTGACGAAGAAAAAGCACTACGCATCATCAAGTTTATGGAGTTATTCCCACATGTAAAGGGCAAGTGGGCTGCTCAGGTTGGAAAAGCCAATCGCATTAAGTTAGAACCATGGCAAAAATTCAATCTTGCTATGATTTTTGGATGGGTGCACAAAAAAACAGGTTTACGAAAATATCGCCGTGTTTACTTGATAGTCCCCCGCAAGAATGCGAAATCAATCATCGGTGCAGGTGTTGGCTTGTTTATGTTGGTCGAGGATGGCGAATATTGCGCTGAAGTCTACTGCGGTGCTACAACAGAACGCCAAGCATGGGAGGTTTTTAGACCTGCCAAAAACATGATCCAAAAACAACCGGCGTACAAGCGGTCATATGGTGTCACGGCACACGCTAAAAAACTTGAAGTTGATATGCCCGGCAAAAAGCCTTTGGTTGATGGTCGTCGAAGAATGCCAGACGGCGGACGATTTGAACCGGTTATTGGTAAACCGGGTGATGGTGCGAGTCCTAGTTGTGCCATATTAGACGAAGTACACGAACACCCTGACGATACATTATACGACACCATGCTCACAGGTATGGGCGCACGCGAACAACCGTTATTGCTAATGATAACCACGGCAGGCAACAACATTGCAGGCCCATGTTATGCCGTGCAAAAAGAAGTTGAACAAGTGCTGCAGGGCACAATGAAAGACGAAGAACTCTACGGCATGATTTACACCGTAGATGATCCTGAAAAAGAATGGATGACTGAGCAAGGAATTATCAAAGCCAACCCTAATGCGGGTATATCAGTCTATAACGAATTTTTAAAGTCGCAAGTGGCTATTGCAAAACGCAACCCACGCAAACGCAGCGGTATATTAACCAAGCATTTTAATATTTGGGTTACGGCTAAAAACGCATGGATGAACATGATTGAGTGGTCACGCCAAGCAGACACAACACTCAGCGTCGACGACTTTATTGGAGAAACAGCAGGTTTCGGGCTTGATTTATCAGAAGTTGATGACTTAACCGCGGGCGTAAAATGCTTTAGACGGACTGTCGACGGGCAAGAGCATTACTACCTATTTGGACAATATTACACCACTGATGCCAAAGTCGAAGAACATGATCACTATGATGGCTGGGTACGAGAAGGTCACTTAATAGCCTGTGATGGTGATGTGATTGATAGTGAAGATGTCATGAACGACATCATTGACGATGCTGAAGTGTTCAATATGCCGAGCGTATTTTATGACCCACACGGCGCGGCTCATATGGCCTTGCTATTGGGTAAAAATCACGACATGGAGCCGGTCAAGTTTGGACAAACATACACCAACTTCACCGATCCAATGCGTGAGTTTGAACGACTACTTAAAGCGCCCCGTTAAAGAAGGTAAAGACAATAAAATCGACGGTGCTGTAGCGGCCTTAATGGCGTTTATTAGTCAGTATCAACCTGAAGAAGATGACGAACCGGAACCTGAGTTGTATATATGAGTATATTTAATATCTTTGGTAGCAAACCAGCAGCAGAACGGGTTGAACCTGTGATGGATGCTAAAGCAACTGAAGCAACAATACAAAACAGTATTACAGGGCAAGAGTTCAGTGATTTTGTGCGTGGCGGCTCTGCTTCTGCGGGTATGTTAGTCAACGAACAAACCGTGATGCGCCTCAGTGCGGTTTATGCGTGTGTTGGTTTGATAGGTGGTTCAATTGCATCCATACCGTTTCCTATTTATCAAAAGAATAATGGCGAAAAACGCAAAGTTGATCACGATTATTGGTGGTTATTAAACAGAGAACCACACCAAGACTATTCAGCTGCGACATTTTGGGAATCATTTACGGGTTCTTTGCTGTTGCATGGGGATGGTTATGCCAGAATTATTCGTCCGACACGGTTTAGCCCGAATATTATTGGCTTTGAGTGGTATAAAAAATCAGAAGTAGAAGTAAAAAAAGACGGTAAAAACCTGATTTATCTACTCACGCGCGATAGAAAAACAGAAGCCGTGTTATCAGATGACATGATTCACGTACCGGGTCCTGGCTTTAATGGCCTAAATGGTATGAGTCAAATTAAATACTCGCTCAAAACATCGGCAGGTATCGCATTGGCTGCGGATGAGTTTAGTAGTAATTATTTTGAAAATGGATCGCGGCCAGACATTGCACTTGAAGTGCCTGGCAAGACAGACAAAGAGCAAAACGATGTCTTGCAAAATACATGGGTAGAGCGATATAGCGGGGCACACAAAAAACATAGACCAGCCATTATGTCAGGCGGCATGAAAATACACGAACTCACGATTAATGCTGAAGATGCCCAACTGATCGAAACACGCAAGTTTCAAATAGAAGATATTGCACGCGTGTTTGGCGTTCCGCCTCATATGATTGGCCACACTGAAAAAAGTAGCAGTTGGGGCACAGGTGTTGAGCAAATGTCGATTGGCTTTGTCAAATACACACTAGCAAGACACCTCACCAAAATTGAACAAGAATTTAACCGCAAGTTATGGCGTGATAAAACCTACTTTGCTGAGTTTAATACCGCTGGATTAGAACGTGGCGATTATAAGACGCGCATGGAAGGCTACCGCATTGCACTAGGTCGAGCAGGCGAACAACCATGGATGGATGTTGAAGAAGTCCGCCGCCTTGAAAACCTATCTCCTGACTTTAACCCTCAAAAGGCAAATGAAAATGAATCCACTACTGAAACTACTAGCACTAAATAAAGAAAAGTCGCAGCCCGTCAAGGCAGAAACGGTCGATGGCGAGCCTACCGTTTACCTATACGGTGTGATTGTTAGTGATGATAGTTGGGGTGGCGTGAGTGCTGAGTCATTTGCTCGCGAACTGAATGCAATCACCGCACCACGGATCCATGTACGTATTCATTCGCCTGGTGGTGATGCCTTTGCTGGTGTGGCAATGGCGCAAATTATGCGTGATCACCCTAGTGAAATTGTTGTTCATATTGATGGCGATGCTGCAAGTGCGGCAACTTTCCCCGTGATGGCTGCGAATAAAACTATTATTGCGAAGCGCGCCAGATTTATGATCCACAATGCATGGACCATTGCCGCTGGTAACCAGTTTGACTTTACCGACATGGCGAACCACCTAGCCCGTGTTGATCAAAACATAGCAGAAGATTATGCCGACAAAACAGGTCAAAACATAGAGCAACTGATGACATGGATGAAAGAAACAACCTTCTTTTATGGACAAGAGGCTATTAATGCAGGTTTTGTTGATGAATTAGCAGAAAACAATGCAGAATCAACCGCTAATCAAGCGGATTGGGATTACTCAGCCTACAAAGAACAATCTTTTGCTGACCAAATGACACAAGCAATGGCCAAATATTTAACGGATAACAGCGCCGACGAAGGGGAACGGTCCCAGCAAGACAAGGCATCGTCACAATCTAGTGACGATACCACGGCTCAGGCTGATTTGTCAGCTCATTATAGACAACTAGAAGTCGTCAATTTAACTGCGTAGCTCACGCCACGCATTCACCACGCCCGCTTTTGCGGGTTTTTTTATGCCTGCAACTGCAGGTTTTTTTATGCAAAGAGGAAACAACTATGCAATCAATTCAAAACTTGCGTGAGCGTCGTGCTGCGGTAGCGCAAAACATGAAACAACTACTTGATGATAATCAAGAAAAATCATGGGAATCATCACATCAAGAAAAGTATGATGCCTATATGGCCGAAGTAGATAGTATCGATGCTGAAATAAAAAATGTGCAAGCATATTTAGATACACAAGTAGACGACTATGTTGCTAATGCACAGCAAGAGTCTTTTGAAAAAAACAACAAAGACAAAGGTGCGCGACAATTATATGCCAAGTTCTTGCGGGGTGGTGATAAAGCGATGTCTGCAGAAGATTGGCAGCAAATTCGCAATAACATGAGCACAACCACTGATTCGCAAGGTGGTTACTCGGTGCAGACGGAAGTGGCAGAAATGCTGGTTGATTCACTCAAACATTATGGCGGGATTCGTGAAGTTGCCACGGTGATTCAAACCACTTCTGGTAATCCGCTAGGCTATCCAACGTCTGATGGCACATCAGAAACAGGTGAGTTGATTGGTGAAAATACTACAGCGACTGCAGCTGATCCAACGTTTGGAACTGTACCTGTTAATGCTTACAAATTCAGCTCAAAAGTAGTCGCGGTTCCAATTGAGTTATTGCAAGATTCTGCGATCGATATCGAAGCATTTGTTAACAAACGCCTAACTGACCGTATTGGCCGTGTTACTAACACGTATTTCACAACGGGTACTGGCACATCACAACCTGGCGGCGTTCAAGCAAAATCCACTTCTGGCAAGGTAGGTACTACTGGCCAAACAACCAGCATCATCTTTGATGACTTGGTAGATCTTATTCACTCAGTCAATGTGGCTTATCGTCGCAATGGCAGCTGTGGTTTCATGATGGCTGATGCTTCAATGAAAGTTATCCGCAAGCTGAAAGACGATCAGAATCGTCCTATTTTCTTGCCGGCTTACGATGGTTTGTCCGGCCCAATGGCTGACACGGTTATGGGTTACAACGTCACAATAAATGACGACATACCAGTTATGGCAGCATCAGCTAAATCGGTATTGTTTGGCGATTACAGTAAGTACATCGTTCGTGATGTGATGGCGGCTAACTTATTCCGTTTTGATGACTCTGCTTATGTGAAATTAGGTCAAATTGGCTTCTTAATGTGGATGCGCTCTGGCGGCAACTTGACTGATACGGCAGCGGTTAAATACTACCAAAACTCAGCAACCTAACCACTAAACTAAGCACGGGGCGACTAGATCGCCCCTTGTTTTTTCTAATTCAAAGGAAAATACGATGAGTAAAGAAAAATTACAGGCTCGTGTCTTGGTGGGCACAACCATTTTGGGTGTCGAAGTTAAAGCAAATGACTTAATTGTTGCTAGCAAAGATCTTATTGATCAATACAAGAAAAACGGCACGTTAGATACATCTGATGCAGCTATTGATTACTGCATTAAGAATGATGTCGAAGCAATTAACATTGAGCAGGATGAAGTCATCACTGAAGTCACTGATCAAATGATTGTTGAAGCAATCAAAACGCTTGATCAAGACGATGATGAACTATGGACAAATGCAGGAAAACCACAGTGTGATGCAATTGCAGCCGCGATTGGTGATGGTGTCACCATCAAAGCAGCAGATCGCGATGCAGCGTGGGCCATTATTCAAGATGAAGATGACGGAGAAGGTTCAGGCGTTTAAACAAACCAAGCAATCAAATTAAAAGCCATTCAATCGAGTGGCTTTTTTTATGCGTGCTCACTAAATAAAGGCGAATTAAAATGGCAGTCACATATACAACAGCGTTAAAAAACACACGGCTTGATGCAGTAACAACGGCAATTGGTACGAGCGGGTTTCTTCAAATTGGCACAACGGGCATGGGAACTGTTTTAGCGACCATTCCACTCGCTGCTACCGCTGCACCGAGTGCATCAGGTGGCGTGCTGACATTTACGATGCCGCAATCTGATACATCAGCTGATGCAACAGGAATGGCGGCAGAGGCACAAATCGTTACAAGTGCGTTAGCCGCTGTGGTAACAGGCTTAACGGTTGGCTTAAGTGCCGCCGATGTTGTGCTAGATAGTTTGAGTATCACTGCGGGACAAACTGTTACGCTCAGTTCCGCTGCTATAACTCACGGTTGATAGGCATCAATAATGTTTGCAAATTTCACAGAAGAAACCTGCACTGGCACGGGTGATACTTTAGCCTTAGCGGGTGCAGTCACAGGCGCAATCCCATTTTCAGCATCTTTTGCTGATGGTGATTTAGTTGCTTATGTTGTTGAAGATTCGGGCGGCTCTATCAAAGTCGCCGGTGTAGGTACGTATGTGTCAGCAACCGATGATATTATAAGAAATGATACTTGGAACTATAACGGTACAGTTGTGGATAAAAACCCGAGTACTAATATTACATTGTCAGGGGGTACGCATACCATTCGGTGTGATGCTGTTGCTAGAGGGCTATCTATTACTCCTAATCAACCAGCAAAATGGTATATGAATGCAAACGGATATGATTCTGCTGATAACTGGGATGGATCAACATCTACGTCACAAGTTAGTGTTGCTAATACATGTATTTATGGCGGAATCAGGCTAAACCGGGCTCGAGTCATATCATCATTAACAGTCAATGTAATATCTGGAGATGCAGGTGCAACATTATCTAAAGCAGGTTTTTATTCTGTAGGCTTAGACTCAAAACCTGACAAGTTGCTGGCGTCAGTAAGTATAGATGTAACAACAACAGGCATTACATCTGCCTCATTAGTAAGCCCAATATTATTACCAGCTGGTGATTACTATACTGCATTTGTAACTGATGGTACACCAACAATGCGGACATTTTTGGGAGGCGCATTATCTGCAACAAGTTACGCCAATACACTGCTTATACCAAGAAACTATGCGCCCGGTGAGACACTCTCAGGCTGGACAGATCTTCCGGCAAGTCCAAGTCCGGACTCATTTACTGAAAACTACCCTGTCATTGTCGCATGGAAATAAAAAAAATGATTAATTATTATGAGAAAGGTTACGGACTGCACTTGTTAATAGACTCATCAGGATATAACTTGAGTCAAGTAGATGGCGTATGGGTCTCAGACAACGATGTTGCAGTTCAAGCCATTATCGACAACTACGATCCCCTACCTGATGCCAGACTGTCCGCAATAGAAAACGTAAATACGGCTGTCGATGCTTTACGCAAACGTTATGCGACTGATATTGCTTTTCAGGAAAAAGCCTACACCGATAAATTGGCAGATTGCCAAGCATTTAAAGATGCCGGTTATCCGGAAGCATCAATTTTAAGCTATCCATACGTCTATGCTCGCGCGTCGAGACTGAATGTGACGGGGCAAGTTGCAGCTGATTTTATTATCAACTTAGCAGCCCAGTGGGATGATTTGCTCATTTTCAGTGAAAACGCCCGTGATGCAGCTAACGATGCGATTAATGCTGCAACAGATTGGACTCAATGCTCAGTTATCGCTGATGCGTTAGTGGCACAAATGGATGCTATCTAATGCATACGTTAAAGAATCTACTTGCCGTTGTTGAGAGTGTGGCGCTTATATTTTTTCTTGTTAGTTTGACTTTTACCGTGCTTTTAGTCGCGACTATTGAGCTGAGTAAAGATCATGGAGTATGTAATATTTATAATGCTGCGGAGCTGATTTAATGTCACTTGGTTCAAGCTCACTGGGTAGCATTCCTCTTGGCGATTCACCGGAGGTTGCCAGCGGCATATCCGGCACACTGTCAATCACAGAAACAGGCGATTCTGCTTCGTTTAGTGGCGCCGTCACTGTATCAGGTAATTTATCAGTTACTGAAGCGAAAGATAGCGCGTCACTGGTTGGTTTAACCGAGATAACGGGTGCTTTAACAGCATCAGAAACAGGCGATTCAGCATCAATATCAGGCAGCGTCATTGTTGATGGTGATTTAACAGTAACAGAATCACAAGATAGTGCGTCATTCGCTGGAAGCCTTGTTGATACTGTAACTGGCACGCTTTCAACCACTGAAAATAGTGATACAGCAAGTTTAAGCGGTCAGGTTGTCGTTTCAGGCTCAATTTCAGCAACTGAAAATCAAGACTCGGCGAGTTTTAGTGGTAGCCAGCCAGCGATTACAGGTAGTTTAAGCGCGAGTGAAACGCAAGACACAGTAAGCCTAAGCGGTGCAGTATTAATAACGGGTCTATTTGGCTCAACTGAATCAAGCGATACAGCAGCAATCAGTGGCGTAGTGCCACAAGTCATTATGGGCGCATTATCAGCAAGCGAATTAAGTGATGCGATAGCGGCTAGTGGTGGTGTAATTGTTCAGGGTGATTTTTCAGCGACAGAGCCGAGTGATACGTTTACAGCATTAGCACCGGCTAGGGCTAATTTACCCGCTCATTCAATATTAAGCATCAGTGCAAATCGTTCCGGCTTATCAATTAGCACCGAAAATGAACAATTGAGGATAACAGGATGACATTAACATTCGACCGCGGAGATGCACAGCGATTATCAATGACGTTTCTCGGTATTGATGATATAGCCGCTGATCCCTCTAGCATTACAGTCATTATTACTGAACCCGATGGTGAGGTTGTTAGCTACGATTATGGCGTAGATGCTGAGTTAATTAAAGAAAGTGTCGGTAATTATTATGTTGATTACACATTTACAAAAAAAGGTCGTCATCAAGTGCGGTTTGAAGGCGTGGGCGGTGTAACCAGTGCCGAACAAACTGATGTATATATAAGGGCTTAATGATGACGTTAGAAGTAACAGTCCAGCCAGCAATTGAACCTGTCACACTTGAACAGGTTAAAGAGCATTTATCCTGGGATAACGACCATTTTGATGCATGGATTTCTGAAAGAATAACTGCAGCTCGAATACAGTTTGAAATGGAAACAAGAGTACCACTAATCACAAGAACTGTTACCTATTTCGGTGATTCGTTTAGTGATGTAATAGAGTTGATGCCTAAGCTTAGATCTGTAAACACAGTTAAATATATTGATGTTAACGGCGACCAGCAGACGGTTGATCCAACTGTTTATGACATTGATACCAAAGGAATAGTTGGCTCAATTTATCCTGCATATAATAAATGTTGGCCTTGTGCTAGATATCATAAGAATTCTGTCGAAATTGAATTCACAGCTGGTTTCGGTGGTTTTGGTTCTGTTCCTGAAAATATCCAGCAAGCAATATCTGCACTAATTGGTACGTGGTTGCAAAATAGAGAATCAGTAGTCGTGGGCGTACAGTTTGGCGATCTAAATAAAGCGTACGATTCAATAGCCAGTTTATACCGTGTGATGTCATTCTAATGGCTAAGTCAGTAATCACAATGAGGGTAAAAATCCATTGGGCTGATAAGTGGCTTTATCTTCCATTTTTAATGTTCATAGCAAGGCTTGGGTTTAAGTTTGATATTGAAAAGGTATTAGATCCAGTAGTCAAGCGAATTAAGGTAAAGGTGGTTTAATGCGTGCGGGTACATTACGTCATAGAGTTGTTATCAAGCAACCATCAACGGCTCGTGATGCAGCGGGTGCGCCCACTGAAACACTAACAACTATTGCCACTATCTGGGCTAATGTTGGTTTTGCATCAGGGCGTGAGCGGTGGGCAAACGAACATACTGTTAATAATTATGATGCAGTGGTGACGATTCGTTATCGCTCTGATTTAACCGAAGATATGCAGGTTCACCATGATGGTCG